CACTGGTTATCTTATTCAACTCCTATTCTATCTTATGGTCGTTCTAAAAAAGGACTTCCAATATCGTGTTTCCTTAATTTTATCGATGATACAGCGGAAGGTCTAGTTGACAACCTTTCTGAAACAAATTGGCTCTCTATGTTTGGCGGCGGCGTTGGTATTGGTTTTGGTATTAGGTCTGCCGATGATAAGTCTACTGGTGTTATGCCGCATCTTAAAATTTATGATGCTTCTTCTTTGGCATATCGTCAAGGTCGTACTCGTCGTGGCAGTTATGCTGCCTATCTTGATATTTCTCATCCCGATATTACTGCTTTTCTAGAAATGCGTAAGCCCACAGGCGATCCTAATGTTCGATGCCTGAACTTACATCACGGAATAAATATTACAGATGACTTTATGCAGTTGATTGAAAACTGTATGTTGGATCCAACAGCTGATGATTCTTGGAATCTAGTTGATCCATATAGTGGTATAATTCGTGAGACTGTTTCAGCTAAACATCTTTGGCAACAGATTCTAGAATTGCGTATGCACACGGGTGAACCATACATTCATTATATCGACACCAGCAATAGAATGCTACCACAATGGTTGAAGGACAAAGGTCTAAAAGTACACCAATCTAATCTTTGTTCAGAAATCATTTTACCAACAGATAAAGAAAGAACAGCTGTTTGTTGCCTTTCTTCGTTAAATCTGGAGAACTACGATGAATGGAAAGATGAACCATTATTTCTCAAGGATGTTGCAGAAATGCTGGATAATGTTTTGCAGTATTTTATTGATAATGCTCCTAATACGGTTAAACGTGCTAGGTATTCTGCCGAACGTGAACGCTCTATTGGCGTTGGTGCCTTGGGCTTTCACGCCTATCTCCAACGAAACGGAATTGCTTTTGAGGGAGTTATGGCCAAGGTCGCAAACAATAGAATCTTTAAGTCAATAAGGGAGAAACTAGATGAAGCTAATCTCATTTTGGGTAAAGAACGTGGTGAAGCTCCAGATGCTCTTGGTACTGGCAAGCGTTTCAGTCATCTTATGGCTATTGCTCCAAATGCTTCTTCGTCTATCATTATGCGAAACACTAGCCCTAGTGTCGAGCCTTACCGTGCTAACGCTTACCGTCAAGACACTTTATCAGGATCATTTTTGAACAAGAATAGATGGCTTGATATAATCATTAAAGAACTGACACAAACAGAAGAAGAATATAATGAAGTGTGGTCATCCATTATTGCTAATGATGGTTCTGTTCAACATTTGAATATTTTAGATGAAAATCAAAAAGCGGTATTCAAAACATCTATGGAAATTGACCAACGCTGGGTTATTGACTTGGCTGCTGATAGACAAGTGTATATCGACCAAGCACAATCATTGAACCTATTCTTTAGACCTGATGTTAATATCAAGTATCTCCACGCTATTCACTTTATGGCATGGAAAAAAGGATTGAAGACATTGTACTACTGCCGTTCAGAGAAGATTGGCAAAGCTGATAAAGTTTCAAAGAGAATTGAAAGACAAGTCATTAAAGAAATTGACATGACACAAATTGCACAAGGTAACGATTGCATAGCTTGCGAAGGATAAAAAATGAAAAGAGTATTGAGATTCACAGCAGAGTGGTGCAGACCGTGTAAATCATTGGCTGCTATTTTAGAAGAAGTCAAAGGAGATACCATAATTGAGGTAATTGATATTGACAAATATTCTGATATTGCAGTTGAGTTTGGTATTAGGTCTGTACCAACTCTTGTATTAATGGATGAAAATATTGAAATTAAAAGAATGACAGGTTTGAAAACTAAGAACGATTTGGAAACTTGGTTGGCAACATAATATGAAACCAAAGATAGCTGTATTTGTACATCAACCAATGTGTTCAGTACAATCAAACAACGGTATTATTAATGCACTATCTGAATATTACAATTTTAAAATATTCACTAAACAAACACTAGAAGAAAATTTCTTTGATGATGTGGATATCATATCATTTCCGGGAGGTTTTGGAAATTCAGATTCATTCGATTATCTTATGAAAGCTAATGGAAAAAGAATTAAAGAGTTTGTTTCAAATGGTGGAAAATATCTTGGAGTTTGTATGGGTGCATATTGGGCAGGAAAACATTATTTTAATATATTAGATGGTGTTGAACCAGTTCAATATTACAAAAGAAAAACGTCAGACACTAAACGACCACACACAAAGAATATGCCTATTGTTTGGAATGATGAACCTATGCATATGTTCTTTAATGATGGTTGTGCTTTAATTGGAGACAAAGCTAAATTTGAAACTGTTGCAACATATGCAAATGGTGACGCCATGGCTATCTTTCAAAATAACATAGGACTAATTGGATGTCATCCTGAAAGTGAGAAATTTTGGTACGATTCATATACTTGGATGAAAGGTAAATGGCACAATTGTGACCATCATCGATTATTATTGGATTTTGTAGATAACTTATATTTAAGAAAATAAAATTAATGATGTTGAGTGATAAAATAACAATAGTAATTCCTTGCAAGAATGAACAAAACTACATAGGGTGGTTATTATTACAACTGCGTACTCAAATGATAGGTAGTACCAGGATCATTATTGCCGACTGTTCCACAGACCACACACGGGAAGTGATACAATACACCAAAGGTAATTTAAATGTGGAAATTATCGAAGGCGGACCTGTTAGCATTGCCAAGAACAATGGAGCTAAGTTAGTAACTACTCCGTACATCTTGTTCATTGATGCGGATGTTCGTTTCTTTAATATCAATACTATTCGTGATGTAGTTGATGAATTCGAATCAAACAACCTTGACCTTGTTGGTCTACATATAAAATGTTACGATAATAGCAAAACAGCACAGATTGGATTTATGTTATTCAATTTTGTAAACAATATTATGAAGTATAAAGTGCCATTCGCTGTTGGTGCATTCATGCTTACACGCCGGGATAAATTTGAGGAATATGGTGGCTTTGCTGAGAAGTATGGAACAAGTGAAGACTTTTTCTTGTCAAAGATGTATGATACAAAGAAGTTTAAATTAGTCAATCATTATGTTGGCCAAGATAGTAGAAGGTTTCAAAAAATGGGTTACTTTGGTATGGCTTGGTATCTAATCAAGAATTTTTGGAATAGAAATAATAAAGAATACTGGGACAATATAAATCACTCAAAATACTGGAATTAAAGAAAGAAAAAAATGATTAAAAAAACAAAACAAGATGTTACACAAGAACGCACATATTTTAAACCTTTCAATTATGCATGGGCTTATGATGCATGGTTGAAACATGAACAATCACATTGGTTGCATACAGAAGTTCCAATGTCGGAAGATGTTAAAGATTGGAAGAACAAGTTAACAACCGAAGAAAAACAATTCTTAACACACATCTTCAGGTTCTTCACTCAAGGAGATATTGATGTTGCTGGTGGTTATGTAAACAACTACTTACCTTATTTTCCGCAACCTGAAATGCGTATGATGTTGTTGGGATTTGCTGCCCGCGAAGCTTTACACGTTGCTGCTTACTCACACTTGATTGAAACTCTTGGTCTACCAGAAACAACATACAATGAATTCTCTGAGTATGCTGAAATGCGTGAGAAACATGATTATGTAATCGACATATCTAAACAGAATACAACTAAACAAAATACAGCAACACACATTGCTGTATTCTCTGCATTCACCGAAGGCATGCAGTTGTTTTCTTCATTCATTATGTTATTGAATTTCCCACGCCACGGTAAAATGAAAGGTATGGGTCAGATTGTTACTTGGTCTATCGTTGATGAAACACAACATGCTGAGAACATGATTAAATTATTCAGAACATACATAGGTGAGAATCCAGAAATCTGGAATGATGAACTGAAATCTCGTATCTATACTATCGCTGAAAAGATGGTTGAACTTGAAGATAAGTTTATTGATTTAGCTTTCAATATGGGTGCTATGGAAGGTTTATCTGCGGAAGAAGTTAAAAAGTATATCCGTTACATTGCTGACCGCAGATTGATTTCGTTGAGTTTAAAAGGTATCTTTAAAGTTAAGAAAAACCCACTACCATGGGTTGAAGAAATGATTAATGCTCCAACGCATACAAACTTTTTTGAGAACAGAGCAACCGATTATGCAAAAGGTGCTTTGTCTGGAGATTGGGGTGATGTGTGGGCAAACTAATAACAAAAATGGGAGATAAAAATGAAAAACAAGATAGTATCGGGAGAATGTCTAAGTTGTGAATCAACATACGAAGTTGAGTTTTATGAAGAATTAACTTCACAAGAAATGCCAGAGTTTTGTCCATTTTGTGGCGAACCCATCGAAGAATTATCCGAAGAATATATAGAGGATGATGACATTGATGAAGATGACTTAAAATGGGAATAAACTGGTTATATAAAGACTCAGACTTTGCAGAAGATTTGATTGGAGATAGTTACGGGTTTGTATACATGATAACAAACCTAGAAACAAATAGAAAATACATTGGTAAGAAACTTTTCTATTTCTCCAAAACCAAACAAGTAAAAGGCAAAAGAAAAAAATATAAAGTGGCTAGTGACTGGCCAACTTATTATGGAAGTAGTGAAGAATTACAAAAAGATGTTGTACTCTATGGAAAAGATAAATTCAAAAGAGAAATACTACATCTATGTAAATCAAAAGGTGAATGTAGTTATGTTGAAGCAAAAGAACAATTTGCACACAAGGTTATGGAGAGTGATGAATATTACAATAGCTGGATTATGGTTAGAGTAAGAAAATCACATATCAAGGATTATAATGCTAGACTGCTTAAAGAAGTTTGATAAAGAAAATTTTCATACGTTTATGTTTCTTCCTGGCCCGGAAGAAGATTCACTCCACATTGAAGTGAATGAATTAAAAGAGATTGGTGAAAAAGTTCCCGGTAGTGTTTTGGGTGATTGTTATGATATTATTTTATTCAGGGAATCTGATGATGGTGATATTGATAACTTGGAAAGATTTGATGCAATCCTTGCAGCTCCGTTGGAATATATGTCCATGTTGATACCATTGGATTTTTATGGTGTAATTTGCAAAAAAACAACAACATCTGGTAAACTTATGGATGGAATATTTGACAAATTTCAAGAAGCGTGATATAATATAGTTTTATAACTTATGGATTTATAATGATTCTCGTTGACCTGAACCAGGTTCTTTTAGCCGGATTAATGGCACAATTATCGAACCAAAAAGGTGTTAAGTTGGAAGAAGACTTAATCCGCCATTTGGTCTTGAATATTCTTAGGATGCACCTAAAGACTTTCCGCAACGAATACGGAGAAGTTGTACTCTGTTGTGACAACCGAAAGTATTGGCGTAAGGAGTTCTTTCCATTCTATAAGGCAGGCCGCAAGGCAACCCGTGAAAAGTCAGCACTCGACTGGCATCTAATCTTTGAACTGTTGGCCAAACTCAAACAGGAATTGAAAGAGAACTTTCCATATAAAGTTATCGATGTTGACGGAGCAGAAGCTGATGACATTATCGGCACACTCGCACCACGATATGCTGCTCATGAAAAAGTATTAATTTTGTCCAGTGACGGAGATTTTCTCCAATTGCAACAATATGGACCAAATATCAAACAGTACAATCCATCACAAAAGAAATACATTAAATCACAAAACCCTCTAGTTGAATTAAAAGAGAAGATTATTCGTGGTGATAAAGGTGATGGCATTCCAAATATATTTTCACCATCAGATTGCTTTGTTCGTGGTGTCCGTCAAAAGAGTATTTCCGAAGATAAACTGAACAAACTTCTAAAAGAAGATATGGTCCAGACTAGTGACCTAATCGATAGTATTGCTTTAACGGGGTTCTCACGCAATAAGACCTTAATTGACCTTACTTGCATACCTGTTGAAATCAAAGAGAAAATCATAAATACTTATGATGATTCTAAACCCGCATCTAAACAAAAGATGTTTAACTACTTTATTCAGTACAAGCTGAAAAATTTAATGGAAGTAATTGAGGACTTTTAATGAAAAACATATATGAAATATTTGACCAATTTGAACTTGCTGTAACTAAGCAACAACGAATGGATGTAATTGGAAAAAATCTATCGCAAGTGTTGGCTGATGTGTTGAAATTGGGATTTCATCCAGAACCAAAATGGTACTTTAATGAAATGCCTGCTGGATATGTGGTTAAAAATGTTCCTCCAGGAATGAGTTATGCAAGCCTTTCTACCGAAATGCGAAAACTGTATATGTTCCAAAAAGGAAATCCAACCGCTGATAAACTAACAGATAAAAAACGTGAACAGCTTTTGGTTGAGTTGTTGCAGAATTTGGAACCCCGTGAAGCGGAAGTTGTAATGGGTATTTTCAGAAAAGATTTTGGTGTAATTGGACTTAATTACAAGTTCGTTAAAGAGGCATTTCCGGCAATGTTGCCATAACTATAGGAGTTT